TTCTTTCATCCCCTTGAATATCTCATCTGCTTTAGGCCTTGATTTCTCATAGCCTGATTTAATTTGGACATTAAAAGGGAGTCCCCAAAGATCAATATCTGAATAGTCAGTCAGTTGACTGGCCAATCTTGCAGTTTTACAAAAAGTAAAACCCAAATCCTTGAATCTCTTTGCGAACTCCCTTTCTGCTGTGTGGCCCTTTGTACGAGAGTATAATTTTGATCTTGTCATTTAGCAAAGATACAAAATTACTGTGGAAGGATCTCAGTATGAGGAGCACTAAATGGTGTTGTGAAATCTTGCGCTGTTGTTTGAATATCAGAGCTAGTATATAATTGGAAGGAGGGAACACTTGTTACTCCTGTTATCCCATATGCCTCTCTTAAGGCAGCCTCTACCACAGCATCCTTATACTGATTCATTTCTGCCAAGCTTCCTCCCTTGGGGAGTGCCAATTTCTCCCCTATATAGTCCAGAATATCATTGCACATAATTATATCCCCATCATGAGCTCCTACAAGATCCTTTATAGCAGTCTGAATTACTTTGTTCTGTTCTGTGTAAACCTCCTTGGATATAAAGAACTTTACTTGGGACATTGAACTAATATGCTTTGTTCCATCAACACAAGCAACAAAGAGTAGTCTTCCAGCACCCTGCCTCATATCTGATTCTGCCAGAAAGCCCTTACCTATTAGATAAGCTTTTCCCTTTATTGAAAACCAAAGCGGTACTTTAGGTCCATTCAGAACCTCTTTTATCTTCTTGGTATTCAATAATCTACCTCTAAGTTGATAATTATAGATTGAATATCGAAGTTCTGTAGAGACCATCATATTGGATCTAAAAATATAGGGATAGTTTGGGCTCTTAGGGTCGAAATATAGGCCACACCCTCTCATATGCTCACTAAAGTAGATATAATTATTAGCATGGCTAAATGGATTTTCAATTAAGGATTCTTTAAAATCTAGTGTTGTCATGATACTAAATTTGCAGGTATCAAATATTCATACTTAAAGGGTACTTCTCTGAAAGGAGGAAGTCCTGATTTTTGCATCTCCACATTTGATACCCAGTTTGTTAAGAATGCTACCATGTGAGAGGCAATCATAGCAGCACAGTGAGAAGTCTGCTTGAAAGTGCATGCAGCTTCTTCAACTTCTTTATCATCAAATAACCAGTCTCTCTTGTACTCCTCTATCTTATCATCATCATCTCCCCGTATATTGAAGATCTGTAACTGCTCTGCTAGAAGTCTCCCATCCTGGAAAAAGCAACCTCTTCTTCCTTCAATAGGTAATGGTGTAATGTAATTTATCCAATTATTGAAAGCCACCTTTCTCGCTACCATATTATCAAACCCACATATCATAATGTTATTACTAAAACAATCTTCATCATACCTTATATTGTAGCCCTGAACTCTACACTTGGGAGAAAATTCATTGATTACTTCTACCATTGCAGTAGTTTTGTCCTTTCCAATAGCACTATTTTTCACAATTTGTCCAGTCATATTATGCACTTCATATTTATCCATATCAAATATGTGCAAACTACACCCAATTCTGGATAGCAATAATGCTGTCCAACTACCTATCCCACCTTGACCAAGTACCATTACATCTTTATTATAAAGAGAAGGGAACCAACTGGCTCCCTTTACTCTTCCAAACTGAGGTTCTATAGCTTCAATATCAAACATACTATTTTATTTCCAGATTTAGTGCTTCTGTTAAATGTGTTACCAATTCAGGGTAATCATCATCATAAGTTTCCAGAATCTCTACACACTTCTCCATTGTAGCTTCGAAATTCAGGAGCCTATGAGAATCTTCTGGGAAAGAATCAATATAATACTCTGTTGCTTTCAGTTCTACTGCATCACAAAATAAGTGGAGTGGATATAGACCACCATATTCTACATCCGTCTCAGGATCAGGAAAGAACTCATTGTCCAACTTCCTCATCACAGTGCTAAGAGTTCCCTCATAAAGAAAATCCATGCTTAAAAGCTTGGATAGCATAGTATAGACTCTTGGGTCAGTCCTTATACTCCCCACTCGCTCCACCACTGAGACTCTCTTTGTTCCTGATCCCACTGTTTCACGGGCATCCCCCCGCGTGAACCTTTCATCTTTTCCTCCCTTAGGGTGCTGAGTTGAACCTTTAACATCGTCAAAGAGTCCTGCTTGTCTCCATCTTTCATCAACGTTGAATCCTTTATAAGTCCCATTTTTGTGAGCCGTTTCAAAAGTTTTGCGAGCTTTTTCTTTTGTTTCTTTTTGCTCTTTGAGCTCTTGAAATCGGCTCTTAAAAGTGTCCTCCACGGCCTCTGTAGGTTTAATGATCTCACACTTGTACACATAGATACAATCATCTTCCTTTTTGCTCATCATCTTCCTATGCTTCTCCTTGCCCTCCTGGTTAAGATAAGTGATAGTAGTATGGTTCTCAGATGTGGCTTTTGCTTTAAAAGCAATTTTAGCACACATATCATTTTTGTTGTTTACAATCAATGATAAATAGAAGTTATGAAAACCACAGTTATCAACCAGCTCACCATCATCAGTTCCCGAGAAAAATACAGCCATGTTATTGTGGGAATGGATATGGCCTTTTTTCATCATCAAAACATCAGGGTTAGATCCAAGGAATTTAATAAGCTCAGGATCAGCAGGATCATATTCTGTATAGGCTTGGCTACCAATATCTAATAGGAAAAGGCTCTTAGCAACTATTTTGAAGTTATCTTCTCCGAAATCTCCTTCTGTCTCATAAAATAACATCCCTGACCATTCATCTGTCCATACTTCTTTACACAGAAATCTGATCTCTGCTTGGAGTTTATGATCTATGAACAAGGGCACTACCCGATTTAATTCCTGGAGTGGTAAGCGCAGTGGTTGTGAGCTTATGTGAGAGCTTTTCACAAGCTTTGTTTGTGATTTTTGGGTTTGCGTAGTACGTTTCATTTGTTTTTGTTTGTGATGATCTTTCTATTACCTCAAAGGGTATGATTTTTCCTTTAAATTCCAGACTTGATGGTGGATATACTATTTGAGTACTATTAGAATCTGCTGGCACATCATAATAAACCCCTGCAGCATCCTTACGTGATAATAATAAATGATAGGTATTACCTGTATTTAATAGTTCTCTTAGGTTCCATGTCATCATTTGTTCGGCTAATAGTTGTTCCAACTTCGCTGTAGCACTGCAAGTAATACTGCGCTCTGTTACTGAGAAGCTAAATAGCTTCATGAGCTCAAGAATTGGGTAACTCCCCAATCTATCTACAATAATACCAGCTGCTTTTTCTGCTAAGAAATCACTTAGGGAAGCAGCAGATCTTCTACTGGTAGTGCGTTTAAATATACTGTCTATAAACATATAAGGATGACCTTCTCTGGATTCCCATTCAAGAAAGTTTTTTATATGCATAAGAAGCATCATAAAATTAGCGGATGTGAACTTTGTACCAAGAAGAGCAAGGACTTGGTTTATCTCTCCTACCCCAGTGCAAAATGTATGAAAGCCGATATTTGATGTGTCTAGTCCTGGAAGGTGAGAGTGTATATATCGAGATAAAAACTCAGCTTCTGTGAGTGTTGTTCTCATTCCTGACATAGAAGTAAGTAGTGTGCCATTGGGTCTCAAGAATAACCTTACATATATATCTCTTATGAGATGCTTTTTTGAGCCATTCTGGATAGTAATTTCAGGGAAGCGGATGGTAATTTGGTAATCTAAAGAACCATGAATACTACTTTGCAAATAAATGGTTAATCCATCTTCTCCTTCATATGATAATATCCTGCTCAAAATTGATCGTTTATTAATTCCGATCTCTTTTGCTCTTAATATTAAGCTCTCATAACTTGGTTTGGTTATCTGATTATTTTCACTACCACATACTGAATCGAGCATTAATTTTATCTCAGCCAGTATAGTATAATCAGTGGACTCCTCTATCCGTTTGATTATAGGTTCTATTTTTTCTTGTACTGTTGTTTCTTGCATAAGAAAAAAGGGAGTCCCTAAAGACTCCCCGATTTAAATTATCCAAATATTTCCATGTTCTTCTGCAACTTAGCAGCCTCAGCCCTTAGAGAATTGAGGATAGGATCGTTAGAAGTCCCTGGTAGTGGAGCTACTGGCCTGCTTTTTACTTGAGTCAGTGCCTCAAGGGCTTTATCAAGTAGAGCAAATGCACGTTTAGAGCGGGCAATTGCTAAATCTCTTTCTGTTTTAAACAAGAAGTTGCCAGATTCTGGATCTTCTACTGACCAATCTTCATCTTCCCACGAGATAGCCTCACTATCATCCTCATCTTCATCATATGAAATCAAATCAGCATCCCTGTATCCACTTTTAACTTTTTGTGGCATGATAAACAGTTGAAATTCACCCTCAGGGAGTTCAGCTTGTGGGCTTTCCAGAGTTACCTGACCAGGATTAGTCATTACCTTCATACCTTCAAAGCGCACATTTGCTCTTGTTAAATCAGGCATAAGGTCTCCCCAAGTAGTCGCATTAGAAAATACTTCTTTCATGTTGTCTCCAAGAGTACTGTAAGTGATGATTCTACGTGCCATATTGTTTCTTTTTTTAATGTTTAGCTAAATAATTTATCTCTCTGATTTATAAATTCAGCAGAGGCGTTAATTGTTCCTGCAATACTTGTTACCACTACGTCTTGTTTAGAAGCATCAAGTGTGTCTGAAGCTTCTATTAATTCATCTGTGATTTCCTGTGTTACATCAGCAGGTTCATCTCTATCTACCAGTACAAAAGAATTCCTTGGAGGAATGGTCTTTTTCTTGGCAAGCTTTGGATGAGCAAAGAGACTCTTAACATCTGCTCCACTCAGAGCGTACCTCTCCTGAATACTCCCAAATCCTAAATCATCCTTTTTTAGTCTAGTGTAGCCCTTTTTCAAAAGATCCAATACATCTTGTACTACAATTGTTGGCTTGCTAACTGTGCTCATATTATTAGAATTATTGATACCCACTCTCTTATACTCTCTCCCTTGAGCTCTGTACTCTTCCTCTATCTGATCTTCCAGATCTCTTTGTACACATTTAGTCAGGTTTGATTCTCCCCCCAACGCCTGTTCGCATAACTTTTTCAGTTGCTGCATCCATGGAGTCTGTTCCATATATCCACTTTATTTGTTCATCATTAGAATCCTTCAAGATCTTATTGATCTTGGTGAAGATCTTATCATGTTTCCAGCCTCTATCCTTTCTTGCTGCTGCTGCAGGATGCTCTACCTCAAATCCCCAATGCAAGAAAGGAAGAATAGCCTTAGTAGTAATATGAGCATTTTCTCCAAAGGAAACATATATGAGTCCTTTTGTATAGAAATTGATCACATTTTCAAATAAATAGGTAGTAAACTTATCCCACAGACCTATTTTAGTATGAGAACTTGGCTTATTTACTTCAACTGTCAGACTGGTATTTAGCAAAAGGATACCTTGTTGAGCTAAGTACGATAGATCAGGGTGTCTGGGAATCTCTACACCCAGATCATCTTCCATGCCTGCATAAAATAGCTCCAGAGAAGGTTGACATACACCTGTATTACTACAACTCATTGCCATTCCATCTGATGTATATATAAGCTCATTATCTACCATTCTAACCCAAGGATATGGATCCTGAAGGACAAATATTGCTTTTAGCTTGGAGAAAGGGCATTCTCTGAAGGCCCTGAAGGTATTACTATGATGTGGACATATAATTTTCCCTTCTCCTTCTGGGGGTTTTCTAGCTTCCTTCTTCAAGAAGCTATATATCTCTTGAAAGTCCTGAGATTCAATAAATTCTTTGAACTTTGGTGCCCAATCACCCAATTGTGGAGCTACAACATCATATTCCATTATGCAATCCTCCAGATACCCACTTTCTTGCCGTCCTTAGTTTCAGACACCATGTAATCAGTAGAGTTGAGTCGCATGAGCTTCACTGCCCTTTCAAGTCCCCTTTTAACAGTACTTCTCCTTGAAGATATGTTAGATTCTGTGCAATCTTCAAAGAGAATTACACATTCTCCCTCCTTCATTTTCTTCAGAGGTAACTCCATGTAATTCACCCTGTTGGGTCTTGCATCCTTTGCTTCTTCTTGTGTTATTGAATACTTTGATTCAATATTGCTCTCTATTTTCATAGTTTTTTCTATTAATTGTGGTTTAATTCTTAATTCCCCTAATTGTTCCAATGGCCTGAAGTGGATCTTATCTGCTATGCATACAAGTCTTTCCATAGAAAGATCATCCAACTTCTGATTTCCTCTAAGGTCATCTTTCATATAGCAAGTAGGCATTGGTCCACTACTTATCCACAGGTCACCTGGTTTGTTTCGGTATGCTCTGCTATTTTTAACATGTTCAGTTATATACTGAATTGTTTGCCTTTTTAGGGTGCTCAATTGTGATCCATATGAAATCATATAACACCTTTTTGCTTAAAATAATTGATAACAATTTCCAAACCGTGATATTTTGCCAAATCTGCAAAATCCTTAATCGGCTTTCCCTCAGGGGTATTATACCCTTTCGGACAGTTTATCCATTTGAATCCAAACTGATTATAGTACTTACATGCCTGCACACCTACATCATCACTGTCAAAGTTAAGGTAAACTGTTCCACATCTTTGTGTAATGAGATCTATATTTTCTTTACTAATAGATATCTCACTCTCACTTTGAACGGAAGCTACATTGGGTAGAAACTTGGCCAATATCATTTCATCTTTCTTGGCTTTAGTTATCACCCCTTTCTTGCAGTCATTGGTTATCCTATTAAGGCCACTGATGTAATTATGTGGTACATTAGACAACCACTTATGTTTTTTGTCTGTGAATGGTCTATAAATCTTCCACTTATCTATTTCCAAATAGCCAAAGACCAGCTCAGTAGTAGGTAACATAATCCTTTCTCTGTTCACATATAGCTTTTTTACAGCATATACGTCATTAACCTTCAGCTCTTTCTCTGTAATATGATAGTCACCCCAATATTTCAGGTCTGCTGTATCAAATTTCCTGGCTATTACCTGGATAAGGGTCTCTTTTCTCTCTCTTATTTCAACAGAAACCTTTTCTCTATTCCCCTCAGGGGTGTCTCTTACACCAAGATCTCTAGCAATGAGTTTTAGAGCTCTATCATATCCCATTCCCATATATAGTTGCCTGACAAAATCTACACAATCACCCCGCTTGGTAGGATCTCCATAATCTAAATGATGTAGCCTCCCTGACCTTGAGACTATTATAGAAAAACTGGGGTCACTTTCCTTCCTAAAAGGAGAGCAAAATGTCTTTCCTAATACAAAGTCATGCCCTACATAATATCTATATATCTCATAGTCACTTACCTTATCAAGTATTTCTTCGATAGTGAGATTTACCTTTTTAGCTCCTTTTACCATAACGCGAAGTTAAAAATAAAACCCTAAGTGTAGAAACACTCAGGGTATTCAATAATCAAAATGAAAAAAACAAAACCGACGAAATTAGTAACTAGTATCATCCTCAGAAATTACAGCATTTCCAGCTGTGATATTCTTTGAAGGATCATATGGAGTTAATTCCCCAAGTGTAAAGTGGTCCTTGATTCCATATTGAGGATCGGTAATATTAAGAACAAATTTCTGGAGCTTACTTCTTTTCTTCTTCTCTGTGGCTCTTGCTCCTTCTATGAAGCTACTATCAATATTTCTTAGTCTGATCTGCTTCATTGTATAACCAGGAAGGAACTCCTTATTATATACTTGTTCATACTCCATTGGTTGACCTTCCTTATCAACTGTCCTCATAGTAACCAAACAACAGATTGTACCACTATACTCACCACTGATCTGATCTGCAATCTCTTTGACATTCCCTTTCATCAATTTGGTCCAATCAAATGCTAAAACTGTTTCAGCATCTCTTGTATCAAGCTTATTAAGCCAGGTAACAGCAAAGTTATATAATTCCTCTTCTCCTTCATGAGCCACTCTATGTGGCCTGGATGAAAACCAATCTGCAAGATTCTTTGGGTCATCTGCCCAAGTAGTCATACCAACATCGTTGATATACTGCATTTTGGTTCTATCCTTATTATATCTCACTTCATCTTTCAAAAAGAATCTGATATTCCTAAGTTCTCCACTCTTCACATCTCTAATCCAAGCCACAATGTTCAATTTCACAAATTCTTTCCCATCTTTTTCTTCCTTACTTAAGTATTCTGGATCCTTCTCCAGTGTGGTACTGAGAATCTTTTCCAGCTTTTCCTTCTCAGGATTAATGGCTATCACTTCTCCTTCAAAGAATCCAGTTTTCTTTACAAACTCCTTTTGTTCTCTTGCTTTACCTTTGATACTCATATGCTTATTTTGTTTTATACATCACTCCCCTGATAATCATCCAGTTGATAGTACGAGGATCCACTTGCCTTGTTCTGGAGTCATAGTCTGGTTTAGTTTCGTCTTTGGTAATTTCCATATCAATGAAATTAACACGACCAAACTCATTCTGAGAGCCATAGTGACGACCAACCATAGTTCTTTCTTTACCTGTTATCACAGAAGATATAATCTCTGAGATCTTCTTGTTATAATCTGCTTCACTGGCCATTCTTCCACCTTTGTTAGGGTAGATAGCCTTTAGCTGATCAATGGCATCCTTTTCTTTAACCTGAGTGTTAAAGTTTACAGTCATAGCTACCCCTGGGGAAGATAGAAATAAAGCTGCCATGTCAGTCTTTGTCTTTGTTTCTACTGTTGCATATTGTGATGCTGAGATTAAGTGAGCCTCCACAATTCCTTTATCTACTACAATATCCTGACCAACATCTGGCTTTAGCTGAACTTTATCCCCTGCAACCTTAACCACCGAATAGTATTGAGTTTCACTCAATTTTTCTCCTACTTGTAATTTTCTGAATTCTGTCATATGTGTGTAGTTTATAATGTACCTGTTTCTTTCGTAAAGAAGCCCCTAACCACATCCTCCCCACGGGAGGCTGATGTCCTGAATTTTGCAGTAGCTGCTGAATATGCAGCATATGTCTGCCCTATGCTCTCTGCAGTATTCTTGTGAGACAATGTATTACTAGCATCAATAGATAGCAGGTTGACAACATATTTTACATCTTCTTCTGTACCTACAAAGGTTATTGTAAACCCTTTTTCCTCACATCTCTTGATTAAATCAGAGACTGCTTTAGGGTTCTTCCATGGAGAATCTAGTGATGTAGAATTTTCCCGTCCATCTGTGAAGATTTTGACTAGAACCTTATCTTTACCATTAGCTTCTGTAAGCAATTTAGTTAAAGTATTCCCTACTGTCTCTAGCAAAGCAGTAGATCCCCTGGCTCCAGTATTGAATGGCTTAACCTTCCCTAAGGGGGATTTCCAGCAATATTCCTGGATGTCCATTGGATCTGAGAAGTGAACAATAGTTTGGGTAACTTCTGTGGAAGTGTCTTTTTTCATATCTTCCATCTCCATGTTGATACCCTCAATAGCAGCCTTGATCTTTGGTGCGTTATAAGGTGAAGCCATAGAACCAGAAGCATCTAATATATGCACATTGTGCACAGTAACACGCTCTAAGACTTGTGCTTTTTTGCTAGGCCTCTTTCTTGTCTTTTTTACAGAAATTGCTGGTTCAGTTGTGCCAGCTATCATAGACCTGAGATCGGTCTCATATTTTTCTGGACTAGAATAGCCAAATTTAGCTGCCAGTCTTTCTCTGGCAGCCGTATTAGCTTTCTTGAAATCCTCTAAGAGTGTTTCAAAAATCTTACTCATGTTTGATTTTTTGTTAATTGAATAAAGACTCTGTATCAGCTACTTGTCTCTCAGATTTCTTTGCAAATTCAACTACTTTCTTCAAAACTACCTCACAATCATTGTCTATTTTGTAGATGTCTTCTCCAAAAATCTTAGGAGGACATTTTGCACTTGTACCCTCTGCAGCCAGCTTGAAGAAGTACTTTGGCTTCTCATTCTCAAATTTACTATCAGCATACAGGACTATGGTAAACTCCTTTTCGATCATTCCTTCCCACTCTTTACCTTTAGTTTTAATCCTCTTCTCAGGTTCTCCTTCAATATTGATCACTTCATAGTGACCAGTGAGGAACATTTCCTTTTCCACAGACTTGATCAGATTCATAAATTTACTAATACCCCTGTTGTAATTATCCCATACATCAAACCCCCTGAAATTAGCTCTCATCTCATCCAGCAACATCTCAAATATTGCTGACATACTATCAACTACAATACAGTTGATCTCTGGATTCTTGTTATAATCCTCAATAGCCTTCAAAGCTCCTGCGAACTTCTTTGGCTTTGCATAGGACTTAAAGCTTTTCTCAAAAGGCAAAGGCTTATTTTCAGCATTTACAAAGCCTGTGGTGACCTCACTCATGTTTCTGAAAGAATAAGTCTTACCCTTCCCTGGGGGGCTTACCAAGCAAATCTTGTGATAATCTCTGATAGTTTTTGTAGCCATATGTTAATTAGAATTTGACATCTTCGAGAGTTCTCCAATCCCATAACTGATTAACATTCTTTAGTTTGAAGCCTAAAAATGTAGGAGAACTTACAGGTGAAAAAGGTATCAAATTTACCTCATTTTCCTGAGAATTCCTAATACTTTCAGGTGTTTTAGTCGCCCTTTTGTGTGTTTTCTTTCCCATCTGATAGGTACATTTCTTGAATTTTTTCTAATCTGCCATGAGCTATAGAGCATATTCTTATAGAGCCAAGAAGTGATCTAATGTCCTCTTGTAACATTTCGCTTCCTGTAGAAACTATTACGTTAGTCATGGTATCTATCATTTTGTCTATTAGCTCTTCTGACTCCTGTAAAGCCTGTATGGCTCTTAATTGACTTTCAAGTAAACCCATAGATTATATATTTATCCTTTTGCGAATATCAGCAAGGCTGTGATCTACTAATAACTTTCCATTACAGAAAACCTCTTCAAATGCACAGTTTTTTACTTCATCCCAGCTCACTTGATCTTTCATATAGAAGAAGCCCTCAGGAGTTTCGTGCACAGCTATAAGACCTTTAGCAGACTTCTTCTCACCTGAATCAGTAATTGGATCCTTGAAGATCTGACGACCTGCTGTTATTGCTGGCTGAGGAGGGTCGGACTCATACCATTCCTCCACAACTTCCCCATAGGTAGCTTTCATTGCCCAACCTTGAGTATCACGAGTATTGTACTGGTAAGTATAACTACCAATCCCCAGCACAACATTAGTTGAGGCGAAACCTTTCTGTTCCAATCTGCTGCATATAGTGTTAGCCCTATCCAAATTGATGCTGTCACCATATATAGCCCCAATATGAGGATCAAGTTCTTTGTACCCATTTGCATTGATTTTACCTCCAAAGGTATCCCAAAGGAGTTCTATTACTCCTCTGTCTTCAGGCATTTTAGGTATACCATTTACAGTATGGAAGGATGCGCCTTGCGAGAGTAATTTCATAGTCTCATATTGCTCCTTGGATTGATATTTAACCTGGCCACAGATAATGTCTACAGGATCTCCTGAGTCTGGTCTGATAACTACCTTACCATTTCTGGCCATGATTTCATCCTTGAGTCTGGGTAGATAATCAGTCAAAACTGCCCAAAGATCCCATGTGTCAGAGACTATACTCACTATGCCCTCAGGGTAGACTTCGGTAATAAGCCTCTTAAAGGTCTCAAATTCACCACCTTTCATACCCATACACATTACAGAGTGCTCAGTAGCTGGTACAGAACCGCCTATGAGCTCCTTATCTGCATCTGCATTATAATACTCCTCAAGGAAGTCTATAGCTGGAACAGTATCTGTACCTGTAAATGATAAAAGGTGACCTGCCCCAGACATTGCTGCAGTCTCTATGCTGCTCATCCCCCTGAAGGAGAAATCATGCCCTTGCCATGGAACAAAATCCATTGGGCCACCTGTCTTCTTTGCCCAGCTATCCAGTAGTTTTCTGTACTCTGCAGCCAAAGTAGCTGATGTACACATCTGCCACAGGGAAGCTGACATGCAGGTTTCCAGGTAGTTAACCAGCCAGAAGAATTCTGGTATAGTGTTCCACATTACGAAAGGAGGCACTTTAATCGGAACTCTCGATCCTTCAGGAAGAGCCATAATTTTAATAGGAAGATAGCCAAGATCATGAAGAGAAGAAATGTGCTCACTACCAATGGCATTGGGTCCAAGGGCAGTGTCTTTGCGGCGGTTGAAGCACTTAATAACATCGTCTTTTGGTTTATCAAAGAAGTTCTCATTCCATTGTTTAATCAGGTATTCTTTGATAAAGTACTGTAAACCAAAGAATACTACGTGATTTACATTTGGAATTCTACTCTTCCTTGGGGTGAAATTAGAAAATACTAGCTGTGTACCTTCTGGATACTGCCTTCTATGGTCAGCTTTATACCAGTCGATCAAATGCAATGGGTTGATCTTCATAATTAAAATTTAGAGTATTTTTTAGTGATGATGTAATTTCGGAACTTATCCATCTTAAATTTTACCCTTTTCTCGATTCTATCCTTAGGATAGAGCCTCTTGAGTACTTCCATCCTGATAATAACATCTCCGATTTCATCAATAATTTCTTGTTCCTCTGGAGCACCATCTATTGGCTTGTTAAGTTTCTGCATAAGAACAAGAGCTAATTCTATTAGTTCCTCAGCCGTTTTCTTAAAGTTGTGGTCTCCATTATGATTTACCATGTAATCAACCACACTCTGATCTGTCATATTTTTCTCTTTTTACTGTTTCAACCAATTGTACTAATTCTTGATAGACTTGTATAAGTCCTGCTCTATCATCCAATAGAGCACTGAAGAATGGCTTCCTACTTTCCCAGGGGAGGGTTATGCCATCAGTATTCACTCCATCAAATGGTATATCATTATCTTCCAGAAACTTGATGACATAAGAATGATCCTTATATGCTGTCCAGCAGACAAGAGTGCATCCTATTTCTTTTAAATCCCTAAGGAGTTGAATAACAGAATGATAGGTAGCCCCACTATTGTGATAATCATGGACTGTACCATCAAAATCAAAACCTATAGTAAGGGATCCATGCTTATAATACTCAGTGAGGAGTCTACTGTAAGAGGCCCCTGACTTTAGGTATTCATCCAATACTAATCCCGTATTTGTTTGGATCATATGCTAATTGTTTTAAGAATCCTGGAGCATTTGGTAATCTCTTTACCCCTAGGGAATCTGAGAAGATAATTTGATTAAAGTATTTGCCTAAATCAACAAATCCTTTGGAGAAGATCCCATGGGTGACAATGAGAGTAAGGCTTAATGGATTCCATCCAGTATCTCTTAGAGATTTGGCTATTCCAAGAAAGGTTCCTCCTCCATCACAAATGTCATCAATAATTACACAGTGTCTTCCTGCACACTTTTCAGGCTCAACAATTTGAAGAGTTATTCTTCCATCTTTTTTATCTCGATGCTTATTGCACTGTATGCTATCTACCAAATTGCTGTTCCATTTAGCATATTCGTAAGCTTTTTTAGCTGCTCCAGCATCAGGAATAATCAGAACTGCATTCTCTTTGTCATAGAGCTGCACAAGTTCCTTATTATCAACTACTTCAGATCTGTTGATTAGAGCTGTAGCTACATCAGAATGAGGATCGTAGAGGTATACATCTAAGAACTCAAGGGAGTTGATGATATTTGCTATAACTTTTAGATCAAAGCTGTCTCCTTTATTGATAATACGATCATATCTAGCTCCCATGAGATATGTGATGTGAAGTTCACTCTTTGAGATAGACTTATCATTGTCAAGAGCATTGGCCACAAGACAGAGTTCTAAGAGCTTTGCAGGACTGTCCAAAGAGACTATTACTCTAGCAAGAAACTCTTCATCTGCTACTTGAATATTTATATGGGGCTGAGAATCAGGGAAGACTGTTTTTGTATAGCCCTCCCCTGTGTTCAAATTGATGGTTCTTATCATATTACTGTATTTTAATAAATCTATTAGGGTGGCACCAGTGGGTTGTTGGAGGAAGCTCTTCTTTTGTGGCATAGCTCCTTACAAAGTTCAGCTTAAGTTCTAAGCCTACCCCAATGTGAATATGTTCTCCCTCATGAAACACTGCTGAGCATGTGTATTCCTTTCCAAGAACAAGTGCTGGAGCATGATCATTTCCTGGTAGAGGATGGCAAAAAATACACTTTAGTTTATCTCCTACTTGTATCATAATTAAGCTGCTACGAGTTTAGGATGTTTTCTAAATTCTTGTTTCAATGGTTCTGCAGGAGCTGTTTCTCCATCAAGAGCTAATAGGAGATCAACTACTGCACAGAGACCATTATACTGATCTTCCAGTATATTTTGCTCATCTTCTATTGAGTAGCGATGATAGGAAATTTTAGTATTGAATTCAAAGGCAGCTTCTATTTGAGCAAATTCTTCAGCTGTATAGCCTGCAGCATTTATTTCATGTTTATAACGATCATATGCAGTGAATTTGCTACCGCTATATTCTCTCTTACGAGACCATAATTCATAGCTCATTGTTCTCTTAAGTGTACGAGTACCTCCAATTTCTTGAAGCAAGTCTTCTTTTGTTACAGGATCCCCTATAGCATCATATATAATGTTACCACAGGCACATGCTAAGCAAGTACCTTTAGCTAATGTGCCTTCAAAATATGCTCTTGTAAGAGCATTATAAGCTTTGTTAAAACGTTCTGTCATAATTATCTGTTTTCAGGTAAAAAGAATGTGTTATCTAAAATAGACTCATAAATTTCAGGAGTCATATCTGCAATCTTTGGCATCTCTTTAAACATACCTATTACAGGCTGAAAGCCCAATCCTATTCGAATATCATCAGAACCATATGAGTTCTTTAGGATTTTCAAAGACCTATACATCTTCATTCCTTCTCTATTTCTAAGCATGGATAAGTCATACCCTGAGGGGTCTGGAACTTTGTACCTCATAGGATCAAATAAAGATAGTACTATATCAGCATCTTCCTGGGTTGCTCCAGTGTCCTTGAAATCCTCAAGCATTGGTTCTACATCTCCCGATTTAAGCCTTAAAGGGCTTGATATATCCCTATTGAATTGGGATACCTCTACAATAGATCCACCATAATAATCCCTTTCTCTTCTATCATCCTCTGAAGCTTTATCTATCACATCTTTCTTAGTAGCAAGACCACTTTCCTTTTTAATAAGGCCAGAGTGATCTTTTATCTTCATAACAATAAGATTAGGATCATTTGGTATATAGATTTTCTTATGCTCTGTCAAATCTTCTTCCCTACCATTGGCCAGGAAGAATTCTCTCATGAACTTTCTCATCCCCGTAGGGTTATCTGGCCCATCAATCATAACAATCACCTCCATTAGGGCCTCAATATAATCCCTACAGAGTAGAAAGAGATCATGCTCATCAGGAGTCAATCTTTGCTCCCGTGGGCACCAACCCATTAGCCTTGTTACAGGTATAATTACACCATGATCTATGAATATTTTTCCTGATACCCACTTAGCAAGCTTAAAGCCTTTTCTCCTCTCCATAGACCAATATGGTATCCTCAATCTTATCCTGGTAGTACTATAGTTCCTAACATACCAATCCACAGGATTAACTATAAATGCATGATCCAGCAAAGCAGTTTTTCCACTACCAGTATAGCCCCCAATCAAATATTTGGTTGATTTCCTTATACTTATGTGATTGTTCAGCCTCTTAAAACCCATTGGTACACCAGCATTGTTGCCTTCCATCCCACTCTGAACTTCTCCTGCTAAATCATCGAAATCACTCATCTGACTCTGTGATAGTTACTGAAAGGATCTTTTTTACTCCATCCTCCATTTTTACCTCAAGATCCCATTCATCTGTAAATGCTCCTGGGACTGTTTTTACCTGCTTTATAGGGTTTAACTCAGTTGCTCCTAGGGAATCCAGGATGAATTGTAACAGTGTAGCCCTGGTTGCCTTCTCAAGATTTGTCATACTAGGAATTTATTATATATATTGCAAGGCAGACGATTAGTACTAGTACTACTATTGCTAGTGGAATCCATATAGGAGAGCACACCCACCACCAAGACCAGTTAATTACATGTGTTAATTTAAGCACCAGAAAGGTGATAAATAGTAGAGTTGTTCCACTCACCCCATTGTAAACTACTTTTGTTTCTTTTGCCATAATTATATTTTTTATATGTCCTTATACATTTTGTAAATAATACTATCTTCCTCATAACTAACAAGGTCAACCATTAATATTAGCATTGGAAGGAAGAGCAGACTACTTAATATAAGTAGTGCTAAAAAGGCAATCAATTTCATACATGTTACAGTTTAAAAATATCTAATAGGATTACTGACGCCCTCACAGGACTTCCAACTTGGCTGTGCCGCAGATGGATAGTCTGACTGAAATCAAGCTCCCGCTTGACTTACGAGCCTATCTACCGCACCTTATGGAGCGTAGTTAATAATGGTTACCTTATATTGTTTGCTTTCACCCCATTAGATAATAATTTAAAAACCAGCCTAACAGCAAGCAGAGCTCCCTAATACTAGTCTTAGGGTGTACTGGGATACATATACAGATAGCTCTCTGGGTCTTGGGTCTGTACTCCCTCGGGGTTCCTGGTTTACTGGTTGGTACTATGAACCCTTTTTCGTCGGACAAGGTTTATATGTCTACTGCTCCTGTATTCACAGGTAATATCTCTCTTACTGTTCCTGTAGGATTTATGAAATTCTCAAAAGTTCTTTGATTCAAATAAGTAGCAGTGTTCTGCATATACTTCATCTTATTCTCATTATCTTTCACAGATTGCATCATCTTCAAACCTATTTCCCTTTTCAGAGCTTCGATCAAATGGTCAGCACTATATTCTCCTTCCAAGAGAATATCATTAAACTTCTTCCTACATTCTTCCTTTTTCTGCTTTAGTCCTCTTGAGCCACTAAATGTCCTGCCTGAAAAGGTAAACATGTCAGTAGCAGGATAGGTTTTCCACCACTGCTCAAATACATCATCTGCTTCTTTCCTAACCTTCTTTATAACCCCCTTCGGGGATCTGCTGGAAGATAGTGCTGTGAGTAATTCTTTGCCTAGGGTAGTTACTTTCCCATCTTCAGTAATCAGGCTTTTCCTATACAGATTTTGCTTCCATGCTACAATCTTGGAAGAGCTCATGTGCTTAGCTATGTCTGTACCTTCAAAAAGGCATTCCAATATGAATAGGTGATTTAGATCTATTCCATAGGTCTGTAGCTGCCCGAACCCTTCTATTGTGAGATTGAAAACGCATGAATCTTGGAAGCTTTGCTCTTGTTGTAACTGTTGCATGTTGGATATTTTTATGACGTCTTCTCACTTTTCCTACTATCACTTTAGCATATTCCATCTCAAAAAGCTCCTGCATAATCTGTGTTTGCTTCTCATATCTTTCTGCTTCTATGTACGCTTTATCTCTGAAGTATTCATACTCCTCATCTATTATGGAGGTTGTAGTCTTCATCATTAAATATTTGGTACAATATAGAATGCCGCCTGTAAGTCTTCAAGTCCATCAGAAGAATTAGCAGTGGTATTACTAATACTGCGCTTAGCAGAATTATTGTTATCCCCTGTATCCATTTCATTTCAAATTGGTTTATAGTACACATTTTCTGGGAATACTCCCCCAAAGATCCATTTAGTTACATCACAAAGCCATAAAAGAAGGTCATTATCATCATCAAAGTAATACCTTCCTGAGATAGTGGGTATTTCATCACATCTTTTAAGTATACTAAATCCTTTGGTTTTCTGTTCAGTAACCTGGAGTATTACTTCAGTATCTTTCTTGCCTCTCTTTGCCAGTAGATCAAGTAAATCATCTGCTCCTGCTACCATCTGTAGGTCTGCTGGATCTCCTCCTTGCTTAATGTATTCAGGAAGATCTACCCACCATGTTCCCTCAGGGGCCTTATAAAACTTAAGCTCTTTCATTAATCCTCCGCTTCTTTTGATCAAAATAAACTTATCTGATTAGGATCTGGCCTAATACCTTTCCTTTTTCTTCCTTTCTCTATGGCATAAATACGTTCTTCAGCCTTGAGTATATAATAATGATAATCAATATTATACTCCTCTATAGGCTTCTCCTTATTGACCAGGTTGGCTACTGTGCATTTCCAAGACCCTGCTTCACACTGAGTTATTTCATTACCATCAGCTTCTGAGTTAGCATTTTTTACTTTGAGTAGTTTCTTGCCATCAGTTGATACATAATACCTTATCATCCTATGGTATACCTCTTTTCTTCCCTCAGGGTCAATTGTCTCATAGTGATAATCTCTGGATGCTTTTGCACCAACACAGAAGTCAAAGATGTTAGTATGATTCTTAATAGTTTGTTCTACAGCCACTCCATCTACAAAATACTTTTCCATAGCCAGGTTAATTATTCTTCTACTTTTGTTCTTCTCTACAGGAAAGCTTGTAAGAAAATCACCCTTTTTCTTGACTTCTCCATCAGTTTTGATAGCTATATAGTCATTCACAGTGGCCTGAATTAGCTTGGAATACTGAGTATATTCTAGCTTCCCCTGTTCACTATTTCCCACCTTCTTTTCCCATGAGTAACAAGTATTATAGTAAGCTTCCTCCAAGCTCTTATCAAATAAGCATACTATACCATCAGTATTAGCACTAATGGTCTGAATACCATGCATTAGTAGATCTTCAATAAGCATTAGAATTTCAAATTGATTCCCTATAGTACAACTAAATTGCACGAAGGGGTCATACTGCCATGAATTCTTCTCATTAGTCTTACCAAATCCACCACCATTCAGGGCTAATTTGAGCATTTCACTGAGCCCCTTATACTTTCTCTTCTCTGCCTTGGGGAGATCAGTATTTTGAGATAGTTTCTTAAAGCTGATTCTCTTTTTAAAGGTGCTCTCATAACCAACAAGCCATGCTGTACTCAAGTGAGAAGGAAATAATTTCCTCTTAATAATAGACCATGGGTACTGAGATCCAATATCTGCATCCAGTAAAAGCTCGTTCTCTCTCGGCTCTATCATTCTATTCCTCTCATTGGAATGGATTCCTCCTTTAGCAATAACTACATGTAACCCATTAATAATGAACGGATACTCCTCTTTCTGCATCAGGTTTACCCTTATCCCTTTCATCTGTTCGTGAAATCTTTGAAACTGTACAGTTCTGAATTTCACATAATCAGGTATGCAATCTCCATAAGTGAACCTTTTAGTAGGCTTCCTGTTTTTCTTAAGGTCATATAACTGCTTGGGATTCAATCCACTAATATCACAATATGTCTTCTTATTAATTTCATCTCCTATTTTCACATCACTCCATGAAAGAGCTTTTGTAGGGAATCCCATTTCTGCAATTAAGTCAAGCCTATCTTGCACTTTGTTCCTACCTCTGTACTCATCATGATCTACTTCCCCTAGGGTATATTTCCAAAACTCATAAGTAGCTTCCACATCATTTCTACAATAATCTTTAATTTCCTGTATTTCAGTAGGAGTAAACTTCTCCTGAGTGTGTGGATAAGGCATCTCCTCCACATTGTAGAAATCCATGGAGAACTCAAGCCATTTCAAAGAAGTCCTCTTATTCTCATTATCATAGTGATGTATTTTCAAAAGATCTATCTGAGTATTCTCCATATCCTCTTCTCTATAAGGAGGAAACAGGTCATAGTTCTGATCATCAATGATCTTATTAGAGAACTTTTTAATAATACCCAGAATTCTTAGGCTGTCATAATCAATCCATCTCTGGTGATTGTCTAAAATGTACTGAAGTATCTGATTATCATAGCTGATCCCATTGTAAGATATACCGTACACTGCCCTAAGGGAGCATAGATGCTTTACCATAGCAAAAAGATCATTTCTATACTCAGAAATCTCGAACTCTACCCATGTTTCGGTAGCTGGATTATAACCTTCATATAAGAAGAGCCCAGAAAGGCATTCCAGGTCATATACTTCTACCTGCATTTCAGCTTTTCAAGCCCTTGATACAATTCCTCAGTTAATGTAGCATTTAGATCAGGATGCTGAGAGATAAACTTCTTAGCAGCATCTATACCCTGATTAAAGCCTTTTGCTCTCCCATCGGCCTCACCTGTAGAATAGCCATCTTGAAATGATTCTCTGGAATAGTCATTCTCTAATGAGCTTCCAAATCCTATAGCCATATAAAACATTTTAGTAGCGAGGGGAGGGATCGAACCTCCGACATTTGCGCTCTACCACTGAGCTACCTCGCAATATGTTAGCAATCGCCATTACACCATCCCCTAGCTTCGCAACTAGGATATCCCATATCACACACAAACTCCCTACTCTTTCTAGGCTTTGCTTTACGTTTGTTCTTTCTTTCCTGGGCTCTTCTTATTCTTTCAAGCCCATAATCACCTTTTTGGGTCCAATATTGTACATATGCCCATTTCATATAATAAAATTTAAGAAGCCAGAAGGTGAATCGAACACCTATCTCTCAGACACAACCTGAGGCTCTACCTATTTAAGCTATCTGACTTTTCGGCTTATTTATCTTGCTCTCTTATCTTAGTACCTGAATACCCAGGCACCTCTTCTACTTCCTTTAGGGGAATCTTCCCCACATAGTGATTTTTGAAGCTATCTCTGGAATGGTAGAGGACTGGGTTATTGTATACTGATGCAACTCTATCTACCTCTTCAGACCAATCTTGGTCACTATCCATATCATAGAATATGCTGATTGTCACTTGTGGAAAGATTTGTTTTATCATTCTGATCCTATGAGGTATGCCATAAGGATTTCTACCATCAGTAAGGCTTTCCACAGTTCTTTCAGGAGTCCCAAGTAAGATAACTGTCTCATCACATTCCCTTAGGGAGCTTGCAATCAAATGCAAGTGTCCAGGATGTAGATAAGGTACTTGAAATCTCCCAATTATGATTCCTGTCATAAATATGTTTTAATCTTTAATAAAATTACTGGGAATTTGATCTATCTCTTCTATAGGAGTAAGACATGCTGGCTCATTGTAGTCAGCTGTTGCCTTTACAAACCATATGGAACCATCAGTCATCTTAAAAATTATAGCATGATTATCCCCTCCATTTACGCTCCCTTCTATTACTTCCTGAATTGTTTTTCCTACCATACATTTTTTATTTAATGTTATCTAATGAATAAGCTGAGAGAATAGATTCTTTCTGCACAGTTACCAGAATAGGATCTTCATCGCATCCCTCATAGCCATGATATTCCACAATCTGGGATATTTGTCCATTACTAGCTAAATCATAAAAATTCATACAAACCTTCTCACTAGCGGCTTTAAGAGCAGCTTGTACATGAAGTTTGGCAAATTCTCTAAAATATTCGGCCATAAGATTATATTCTTCAGCATTGGCCCTGTGGTTTGGGTCATCAATGGAGCTAAAGGCATCTTTTGTCCATTTTTCGTACCATTCTTCAGATGTTGGTATCTTTTCCATCAGAATTTCATTTTTTCAAGCGCATCAATAAGTTTACCCATATTAGCATCATAAAAGCCACAGTGATTAATACACCCCAGCTCCACGATGTAATACTCATCATCATAGAGGCATATATCAAGGCAGAAAGCCCTGGCAGGTTGGAAGATTTTAGCCATTTTCCTAGCAAATATAATAGCTTCATCATTGTGATCCATATTTAAATAGTTGCCACGAGATCCTATTTTGTACTGACTAATTGTAACTGGTTCACCATCAATCATCCAGCATCTTATTTCCTGTTGGGTAGTTTTTGGTTTGGCTATGAGAATCTTCAGATTCTGTATCTCCATATTATCTTTTGCATAATCTTTCCACCGTGGCCCTGTGAATACCTGACCCGTGAATGCTTTTCCATCATCCACTGGCCTGCAGAAGAACTCAAGATAGCCAGTCATCTCTGGTTCTTCTTCCATCCACTTAAAAGTGTTCTCAACCTTCACAATCTTTCCATCAGAGTTCAACATATGCTCCCCAAAGGCAGGTAGGTACTTCTCCATAGTGAAGTTCTCATTGATAAAATGACCAGGAACCCAGTCATACTTCTTCTTGGCTACCATACCAGCATTAGTAGAACCAAAGAAGAATACATCTTTTCGGTCAGTTTTGACCTCTAATTGTTCAGAGAATGGGATATACTTAACTATTTCATAGCCAACTTTTTCATCATTTGCATCAGCATGATGCTCTTGAGTCCAAATTAGTCTTTCCAAGTGATCTATAAGAGCCTTAAATCCATATTCTCTGAAGAGGTTTTCCTGTATTACGTAGTACATGTGAAGGTTTTTTTGTATACATCCTCAATTGCAAAATATCCCTCAGGGGTAAGAAATCTTGATCCTATTCCAGCAAATACCTCTGTAAGAGTGGGGGTATCAATCAGGCGAAACTCATTTCCACTCTGACTCCACACCATCCAAAGATCAGTAGTCATATCATATACATATACTGGTTTCTCCATCTGAATACCCATTTCTACAGCCCAACCAGTACCTCCAGCCACTATTTCTTTGCCAGTATTGTTCTCAAAACCTTTGAAGTCTGTTCTCCCAGGAGCTATGATATGAGATACAGCATAGATGGCTTGTGCATGGTGAGCTGGGAACCAGTTCCTATGAACTAGTTCCACACCTTTGAACTCATGAGGTCTTTTTAGAGCATCAGCCGCAGCTTTTACTGCATTGAGCATATTATGGTATCCCTCAGTGCTCATAGCTTTAACATGATGGGGACGCCAATCTATTGTCTTTACTCTATGAGGCTTGCCTAGTTCCTTCCATGTCTCATCTGCTCCTTTGGCTCCTCCTGAATGATTTATATACATATGAATAGTTTTACAGTTCATCATTCATAGCAGCCATGAATAGTACAATTGTTTGTCTTAAAGGAGTAAATATTCCCAATTTACCACCCGAACAATCACTACCCCAAAATATCCTATTATGTTCTTCCCATTGCAACCATTTGTCATCTTCATCTGTTGGTTCAAATGAGGCTAATAAGAATCGATCTATTTCACCAAAGGCAGCAACTCTACATAACCCCAAGGCAGTATCAGGAGGACTACAGAGAAAAGATCCAATTCCTGACAATTTTCCACTTTCTGCATGTTTCATGTAAAACTCAAGATGTTTCTTATTCTTTGGCATGTTTAAAAGCTTTTTTAAGTAAATAATCAAGATTACTATTAATATTTGCTATCTCAGTAGAACTGAGACCTCCACCCATACCAAATCTCCACTTGAATGAGTTGGTCTTACCCTTATTCACTCTACTAAAGAATAGATGACTGGTAGAGGGATATCTCATCATATTATCCTTCCATTCTTGTGGAGTCATTAGGGATTCTACATACATAGGCTCCCCAAGGGTGGTTTTCTTTTCCTGCTCACTCATATGTCAGCATTTTTAAATTCTTCTTTAATAAGTTTTACCATCTCCATGAAAGTGAGCCCTTCTCTTCTAGGGAGGGCAAATATCTTTTGGGCTTCTTTAAGCTTATTTACATCTTTTGTGGCAATTAATGTAACTCCAATACTTAGTGTATTTAAGATGGATTTACTGAACTCTATTGTGCTTTCTTCTTCTGTCATGTTAAAGATTTTTTTAATCTGGCATCTCTGATTTCCACACATGACCACAGCTATTGCATTTATATTCAATATAGTAGTCTCCATTATAATCTGTTTCATGTACATCATCATGTTCCCATCTTCCTTCTTTTTCCAACTCTATAGGCATAGGTTTGCCCCTACTACATATGTTATCTCCCCTGGGATTTTTTGGCCAATTTTTCAGTAGAGCTTTAACTTCCCCCTCTGTCATATTAAAGATTTTTGATTCCATAATAGTTAAGTACAGGGTCATCGGAAGCTACTATCTTTTTTGAGTGCCAGCTTTTGGGATCTTCATTTTCCTTATTTATAAACCTGGCAAGGCTTTTAGATACACAGTCTTCTACAGGGTTACCAACGTTCCAGTTGTACTTCTGATGATCTATGTACCAATCTCCTTCCTTCAAAGGAAAATTAGATAAAACATAAGTAAATCCCCCATATTCTACTATTCCTGGGATAGGTACCTCTTTTCCTTTCATGTTGCTAAAGTTGGTGTTAATAGATGAGAAAATTTCTCCTCAAATACTATGTTATCAGGTATAGGATAAGAAGAGAACATATCTGCCATTTCCTTAGGGGAATAGCCATTGAGATTGGGGCCAATGCCATAGGCTATATAGAAATCACTTTCCTTGTTAAAATATGCATGTGCATATAAGCCTGAGATCTGCATCTCTATATAAACTCTTGGGATAGAAGGGTGCGCTGGCTTGCCTAAATCTTTGGTTATTATTGCATATGATCTCCCCTGAGGGCCTTGGGGATTACCATACTCTGCTCCAAAATGCCTATAAGCAGTTAATGCTGCCCCCTTACCATGCCTACCTTCAGTATTGGCCCCAAAAACAAATATCCCATTATCTGGGATATCATATCGATTGAGTATCAATCCTTTATAGGTTTTCATAACCTAAGTAGTTTTAAAATTAATGAACAAAAGGGATTAGGTATCAAATACCCACCCTCTGATTCCCATAAAGGAAAGAGACTAATAATAAATTTTCTCATGATTACTTATTTAAAAGTTCCACAATAAGGACATTTTACAAATATATCACAGTTAACGCCAAAGTAATTCCTTAAAGGGTTACTTCTCCAATGAGATAGTTCCCTCCTAATAGAAGCTCCCCCTGGCCTAGCTAGTAGTTCAGATTCATCAAACTCCATCCCTTCCTTCACCCATTTGGCTTCAGGAGATATTTCTCCTACTATTTTATAATCATCAGGAAGTAACCCTTTGTTAAATGTTTTCAATAACTCAGAATCTACATGAAATTCTTGACCATTGATATTTGTCAACCAATCTCCCACTTGTATATCTCTACTACAGAGAAAGAGTTTGTGTTCTTGTCCATGTGCCTTGGTAGCTGGTTTACTTCCTTCTACAGGAAGATATTTAGCAAAATATGGTTTCATATTATATTATTTATACATTCTTAATGTACAATCACAGGGATCTCTGAAAGTGACCTTTGAAGTATCAGAGAAGAATATAGTAACTTCTGTGCCTCCTCCAGTTACTACAGCTTGCCTTATAATCTTATTTCTAAGGAAAGACATATCAGTACCCATATCAAGGACTGACTTGTCAACCTCCATTGTACATCCCCAAAGGGAAATAGAGAGAACAAACAAATAAAGAAATCTTTTCATAAAAATAATTTAAGTGGCGAGGGATAGAGTCGAACTACCGATGGACTTACCCAGAATTTGTCCCACCAGATCTAATCTGGCTGCTTTTCCAATTTGCATACCCCGCCATAAAAAGGGAGGAGGAATCTATCCTATCCTCCTCCCGTGATTTTAAACACCACTGTTTACATACAGTTGTTTTTTGTATTGTGTTTTCAGATAGCCTTAAGCTAATATTAGTCCATTGTTCTATCGGCTGAACTAGCCCCGCTTGAATTGCCTGGTTCGGGGGTAGAAACCCAGGAACCAGGACTTTTTTGTTAACTAGACGACTTGAACTATGTGTTTTCTTTTTGCTTGACATTGGAAGATTGTCCTGTCAACTCCCAATACTTATGTGCTGTAATTTTGCCTCTAACAAAAAGAGATATAGGATTCCCTCTCCTCTCATTCTTGCGCTTATTTCTTCCTATTTTCTTACTGCCTTTACCACCAGCTTTGTTTGCCATATAATATTTCCTCCTAGAGCGGGGCAGGGGATTCAAACCCCTGACCTATGGATTTAGTTGGCTACCTGACACAATTTGAGTGAACTTTAACCTAAGTCTTTTGACACGAATCTAAGTCTAACTGTCTGGGGACTAGTAAACCTAAATCTAAGTCTGAGTCTAAGGTCAAATATTTAGACCAGTTCTAAAACTGGCTTAGTTGTACTATATGCTTCTCCTGCACCCCAATCCTGATCTTCATCCTCCTCAAGATCATTGGGTTCACATACACACTTGGTAACAGGTCTTCCACATTCAGAGCACAGAGGAACTTCCAAGATTTCTTTCACTTCCTGTACAGCACTTTCTTGGTCCTCCTTAGCTTTTATGTCCCTAAGGGCAGCTAAGATCCTCTGTTTAGGGGACTGCTGTTTATAGACACTTGATAGCCCGTCATTTACTAGTGCTACGGAAGAGCCTATTTTATCAAACAGTAGATAGAGAGATACTCCTTCAAAGGATAAAATTCCATAAATAGATAGTAAACTGTATACATTTGTATGAGGATAATCATTCAGAATGTGACCTGAACAATGACCAAAAGCACATCTCGTATTATCTGATAATTGATATGCTCCTATCGCCCACTTTTCTTCAGGGATAGCTTCAAACTTGTCTATGAAATACTGTGCGTCCATTTCCATGTTAAAACAGTTTTTAAATTTTCACCTTATTCTGCTGAGTGAAGATAGTTAAAAAGTTTCTCAGCAGAAAATTCTGATGTGACAATCTCAACATCATTTGCTTCTTTTATAGCACCGTTGATTGCTTTTAAGAGCTCATGTCTCCTTTGAAGAACACCAGCTCTGTAGTGATGAGTTGCCTCACCTGAGAAAGATTGTAAGGTGTAATCACCCAGATCAACAACAGTACTCTTCACTGATTTCAGGGGAGTATATTTGGAAGTGTCAGCCATATTCTTAAGGTTTGGATCCATAAGAATATATTCCTCTTTTTCAATAGTCCTGTTCACCCCTGAAGACATTGGACTCATGGATATATCTCTCCCTGCATACATTGGATCGGTGCAAGCATACCACAGCTCAGAATCACTCTTCACTGGTATAGAAGCATACATTGATTCTAACCCTTCTTTTTCAAGGATGGACTTTAACTTCATGAGTTCTAAGGTAGAAAGTCTACCAAAGCTTACCTCTATTCCATTAGGGCCTGGTACTTTCAGCTCTGCCTTAGCTACCCCTGAGGCATTTGTAGCCTCTATGTTCATGAGGCCATTTATATGATTTATAGAATTTTCCTCCAGATAGTCCAGCTTCTCTTTCACCGTAGTAACTACCTGTTTGAATTGCCTCATACTGGGCTCATCTTTTACTCCTTCCCTTGGAGTATAAGTTTTCCTAATGCCTTGAAATTCACCCTGTTTCTTCTCAAAGAAGCTCTTGTATTCTGCAATAAGCTTCCTGAACATAGGGGTAGATGATTCTACTAAAGCTAATAATTTGTTTAATTTTAACATAAATCTAAAGGTTTTTTAGCGACTATGAAATTTTACTATTGCATCTTGATATGCTTTAGATGGTGTGTATCTATAGAATGTCCCCCTTTTATTAGTCTTCACCCTCTTTTTAGCTTCTTCCATACCTCCTTTAACTAGGAATATGGCTCTAACAAGCTTTTCAGAAGGTGTATACAGCTCTTCAGGAGATCTATATACTCTTGTATCGAAGGGAGGCCTATTAGAATAAACCAGCCTATACCTTTTTCCTTTTACCATAGTCAGGGATTTTTCAGTTTAAGCCTTATTGACTATCACAGTTCAACCCTGTTTCACAACCATTTTCCGATACATATTTTAAAAAGGACTATTAGTAAGACAATGATTATCAGTGCCAAACACCCCCCATTTTCCCCATTGGTATTTTTTTGAATATTAGCTGCTCTCATTAGTATTTACCTTTCTATCAATATCTTATTTTCCTTCTTAGTAGAAATCTGGAGGAGAGTAAGTGTGCCCTCCCCTCCAGAATATAAATTGTTAGAACAATTCAGCCTTTAATGCTTCTAAAGCACTCAGACCATTTTCCAAGTCTTCAAGGTCTGTAATAGCCTTAAGAACCTTTTCAATGTCCAAAGGGAACTTTCCTTTTTCTTCCTCCAGTGTTCTTTTGGCAAAGTTGATGGCCTTTTTGTTCTTGAGGATTTGTCCATCTACATCCTGTTTAGCTTCCTCAACCTGAAGCTCTCTAACTGCTGCGTCCTTCTGATCCTTTGATCTTGCGAGAAGGTCTACATACTTTAAGGGCTCCTGTGTTTGTGATGCAGACTCTGCTGCCTGGTTTTGTGTTTCCATAATTCGTGTTTGATTTTTGAGTTTGAGAATTGTACGTATGTTTTGGTGAGATAATACTCTTTGCAAGAGCATCTCTCATCTCATCTACAGTGGGAGGGGTAGGATCTGAAGCAATGTTGGCTTGCTTAGCTTGTTCAATCATAACATGAGGTAGGTGCATTATTAAGTCATGAGCTCCATTGGCACCTATTCTGTAGTTATAAATCATCCCATCTTTCCATTCTACCTGTACCCAACCTGGTCTATTACCTGATCCTCTGATGGTACCAACTGATCCTATTCCTCCATCCTGATTACCCCATTGCCAACTAGGCCCTCTTTCTACTTTTACACCAGAGAGAGCAAGGACTTCTGTAACAACTATTGGCTTCATGATTAATTTTTTTTAAGAACCATCTCTACTCACCCCCCTTTGGGAGATAGACAATAACTCAACAAAGTTAACATGAGGATTAAATAATGTCCACCCAGCTACTCTGAACCCTTCCATGATTTCATGTTCCACTGCTGCCTTAAATGCAGCAAATACAGTCTTAACTACTTCATCTTCAGTCATATGTTTAGAAAGATACCACTTTCTACCAGACCAGTCTTTCAGTTCTCCTGTATTTACACAAGGGGCATTATACTGCACTTGAACAAAGATTCTCCCATCCACAGGTTGTTCATTGTCCCTTTCTACTCTCAAAGTAAATGAAGTATTTCCAAGACATTGCATGTCTATGCTCTTACATAAACTCTTTACTTGTTCAGGGGTCATATTAATGTGATTTTAATACATACCACCACTACTGTGTAAACAAACAGGAGAACAGACTCCAAGACAATGAAAACTCATAGGCCACATGGCCTAGGAACCCATATATCAAAGACCTGTGACGCGAGATAGTAGAAACTACAAGCCTGTAGTGGTGATATGTGAATAAATATTTTACTCTGGTTCCTTTATTACATGATCTACTTTATCTCTCTGACGAAGTTTCCTGATTCGCAAAGTGTAATCTCTACCTCCCTCAGGGGAATGGAGCTTATTGTGCTCTATAAACTGCTCTACTTTTGCAGTAGCTGTCATTACACCCTTTGCATCCACTGAAAAAGACTTCCTAATGTTTGGGTCATCATCATGGATGTACTGGATATAGTAGCTTTTTTTCACATCTGTGTCCATAATTTCTGAATTTAAGATTTCCCCAGCGAACCAGGGAAATCATTTATGGGAGCAGAAGTCAACAGAATATTCATTATTGTGGTCCGTAATCCACAGTATACGTGGATTCTGTATATGCCGTCTCATGAGAGCTCATAGGAAAGTTAAAAACTTTATAACTCCACCCTGTAGGAAATAAGACGGTAAAATACTTCTCACTTGCTCCTCCAGGTTGGCTGTCCCATACACCATACACAGAAATCACAGCATAATATGGTACAGGGACTGATTGGTCAAAAGTGACCTGAATTTGGAGTGTATGATTAGGCTGATAATTCGGACTCAATTCATAAGCACTCGCATTTGTGACATAAGGGTCAGTAAAAGCTTTTGAAGCCTTGAAGGGGTTAGTCCATGTTTCTTTGTCTACCGTTTTTGGTTTGGTTAAGTTCCATGGAGCAGCCATAGTTGTTAGAGAAGTTAGCATGACTAATGCTATCAAGAGTCTTTTCATCTTTCTTTTTTTGTTTAAAATGATTAAATAAAAGCAGCATTCGTTTAAAAGACCCCCTGGAGAACCAAGGGGTCGGATCTTTCCAACAAAAGACCAACTATAAGAAATAGGTAATAATTTGCAAGAGGTAGAGGAATTATTTGCTGTGGACTACATTAAAAAGTTAATCTCCTCCATCACCACCTCCTCCTCCATCTGATCCACCTGAATCACTTCCAGAGTCACCAGACTCTCCTGAGTCAGAGCCTTCTGAACTTTCTGATTCAGACTCTGATTCAGCTGTATCTGGATCATCTTCCATCTCTTGAACCATTGCATCATTAGCTTCTGTGTCCAGGTCTACATCTTCTTCCCCTTGTTCCTCAAACTCTTCCTCAAATTTCTCTTTTGGGTCTATTGAGGAATATCTCCACCCTGAGGGGCTGAAAGAGCTGACAGGTGAGGAGCTTTGGTAGTAGTAATAGCTTGTTTGTCCAGAACTTCCTGGGCTCATCATTATGTACCAATAAAGCAAGCTACCATCACTATTAGTGGTAGTATACTTCTTTGCCTTCTTGTGCTTATGGTGGCTTTGGGCTATGCAACCCACTATGATTGTTACTACTATTAGCAGTGCTAGAAGAAGTCGGTTCATGAGTTTCTGTTTTACAGTGTAAATAATCGACCAAAGATAGAGCTAATCCTCCAATAATAAAAGCGCAGTGGATGATGGTTTTCTTCCATACATCTTCCATATGCAAATGATCTGATTCCATGAATACCTGTAACATGTGGACAGAAGAAATACCAATGATGGATGTGCCCATCTTGATTTTCAACTGTCCACTGCTAATATTCTCAGCATCATAATCATGTTTCTTAGATATGGAGGAGTTATAGCCACCTGCTATCATCATTTTCATGAGAATTGCAATCATTGTAATATCCACATCCTCAATGAAATGCATCAACTGCTGCTGGCTGAGTTCTGGCTGAGTATATACAAAATATGCCAACACCATTAGATCCCAGCCTAGCTTAATAAGGAAGGCAAGCAGAATCCATTTCATATTGAATATGAATATCTCTATCAGGTCTTTGGTTTTTTCTCCTAATTTCATATTATTGTCTTGTTACATTCAACTGCCGTTATAAACGTCAGTGTTAATGGAACTGTTGGGATCTCTTCCAGAGATATCTTGGCTTGCTCAGACAAAGTATCTATACGTAGTGGAGGATACATAGAAAGAGCCATAAGTGATGGTCCCCATACAGAGTTATCTATTTTGTAGTATTTGTTATCTACCTTAGCTGTAAAAGCACCTACCTCAATGGGAACTTCAGGATACAATCTATGTAGTGCCTGCCATAATACACAGCCCTTACCATGTGCACCATTATGGTAGCCATAAGGAGCATTCTTGAAATCCTCTGGAAGGATTTCTATATTTAAGAGAGCATCATCCATTTCCTTTGAATTTCAGCCTGCCTGGCAGACTCTTCCATAATTTGGTTTACATCAGGCTCACCTGAAGGAAGTACTACTTCAAATCCACTTGCATCAAAACCCACTCTTCCTGTTTCCTCAAAGTAAACCACAGGAATGGATGTACAGCACATGCTTATACTACTCATACCTACAACAGTTAGCTCCTTTGGGAACTCTTTCTTCAATCTTAGTGCCTGAAGATCATCACTGTGTGACTTGCTACTGAAATACAAGCCCAGCAGATTATCTCCAGGATGTTTTAATGAAACAATATCTCCCTTTTTCATAACTGACTGATTTTAAAGGTTTATTAATTTAATTTACTCTTCTGTGATCTGTGATCAGAATGTCCCTTCTGTGCATAAGAGCCTTTAGCATACTATAAGATAGAGGGTAGTAATCCCTCATATTTATAGCTACATCAATACTCTTCCCCCAGGGAGTGTTATCCAAAGTACCATGAGAATAACCGTGTACATTCCAGCTTCCATATTGAGAGTTAGGCCATACATACATCCTACAGTGGTTGAGAATGATCTTCTGCCCATCAATGACAACGGTAACCTGCTCACCATGATATGTGCCACATCTTTTGTATATATCTATGGTTTCATCATGATCATGATTACCTTTAACAAAGTGTTTAATACCGTCCATGTCCCTGAGCATAAGTTCAGCCTCCTTTAGATCCCCAAGGGATAGGTCACCCAAGAACCATAGATGATCTGTTGGTCTGACAACCTTATTGTGACATTCCATAATATGTTTGTCATGATCCTCAATAGTTTCGAATGGTCTGCTATCATACTTCAGGACATGTTTGTGGCCCCAATGATAGTCAGAAGCAAAATAATGCTCTACAGTCTTTGATCGGGTGAATTTTAGACTCATTAGGTTAGTTTGGATGCTAAAAAGGATTTAATTCTGGCCTTTGGGGTTTCTCCATAACGAATCGTCCCAAAAGTGCCATTATTGTAAGCTTTGAGATCTTGACCTGCGAGACCAAATCTTTCCATCAGCTCTCCAGCTTTAGAAGTGGGGATCAGTTCTCCCCAACAAAGACCATTCATGTAATCCCCTGTAAGATGGAAATTCAAATGACCAAGAAAACATGCTTTTTGTTTGATAGTGCTGGTATCACCATTTTCACAAAACTTTTCTGTAATCCATTGATCCTCAGGAATGGATTCAGCAAAATCTATCAATTCTTGTATAGAGTTCATGCAACCTCCTTTTTTTGTCTTTTGGTAAAAATAAATTCGTCCACCACTTCCCCTTTGGATTCATGGATTTTCTTCAACTCATCCAAGGTAATACAGAAGGCTTTAAAGAGAGCTTCTTCATAGTTGGGATGCGTCAATACTGCCCGATAATAAGGAAATTCACAAGCACCAGTAGTTCCCTGCTCAAGTGTGTATAAAAATACATTTTCTAAGTGAAGTATTTCCTCAGGACTGTACATACCATCCGATTGCTCTTTTATTGATTCTAGTGCTGGATTTACTAACTTTTCATAAGCATGAGGAGTTGGATCCAGGAGAGTAGAACATCCGTTTGGCTTGTACCACCTTATTCCATCCCACTTACTAGTCCCATTTAAAAGATTTCCTACAAAACATGCACATTCCCTATACGGATCTACTTTTCCCTCTATGTAAGCTGTGGTAAGCTTATCGAATTGAGTTTTGAAAGGTATCATGCTGCCTCCTTTTGTTTCTGTTTGGCTTCATCCCTGATTTTCATAAGGATTCTACCAAGCTTGTTCAAACCTGTGCCATTGCATGTACCCCAATAGTCATCCTTCCACCAATTGGTCTCTTCCAAGTACCTATCCCCTGTTTCCAGAAGTAGGTTCCTTAGTTGAGGATTGGAGAACTTGATAACATTGATGTCATACATTATCTTATCCCTTACCTGGGTTATCAGATTATCTGGGCACAGCCCTGTATTCAGCCCACTTAACCAGTCTGCCCTTAGGGAGATAGATCTTCCCTTGTTCTTGGACTCACTAGGTGTAAAAGAGGCAAAATCTAGTCTTGTGATCATACAAGGTAGTCCTTTATCATCCCTCATTAGAAAAGGCTGAGGATCACCTGGGAGCATTTTAGCTGCTTGGTAAGCATTTTCATTTGAAGGATATATAATACCTTCATACTCAATTGAATGTAAATGAAAGTTGGATAAGTACCTATGTTTGTTAAAGAACCCATGTATGTGAGTATCAGTAACCTTGTAAATCGTGTTTATTCTTTCTTCATTCAGCTTCATAAGTAAAGTTTGAAGCAAAGAGCCAGCAGAAACTGGCTCTAAGCTCAGTTCTGCATTTTAAATTGACTCTGAAGAATAGTAACAGGAGTCAATATATTTAGGCATCTAATAACGCTTTAATCTCTACCTCTTGAGAAGCGAGCACTAATTCAAAATGATTACTATTGAACGCTAGACCAGGAAATTCCTCAAGTTCTATTGAACCATGGATTTTTCCGCATATCGAACAAGTGTAATCAATTTCATCACAAGACAGCATATAGGTAGTATTATGCAATAACAGAGGGTAGCCAAGACTAGAAAGCATATGTACTTCCTCAGCTGAGGAAAAGAAGTCTTCCCTCAGCTCTACGAGGCTTCCTTTTTTCAT